GAAATACAACTTTGGCTTCTATAGTGAGTTTACTGGAATAGGGGATAATCCCTCAGACATACGTTGTGGGGAGTTGGATTCACTGTTAACGTTCATACGTAATAATGAATTGTCTAACGTTACTGTACACACAGGAGACTACGGCATAGAGAAATGGGGTGAATATTATGCTGATCACATGAAGTTGTTGTGTAACGATGTGTTCTTGCATGATTTAACTTACTATCACACACATGAGTGGGAGCTCAAACGAGAGTTTACACGTAAATTCATATGTACCACATGGCGTTATACCACTGCAAGGCATTTGACATGTGCATGGTTATGTGGCGCACAAGATCACTACAAGAGCTGGTATTTCGATAATTCAGTGGGTTTTGACTGGACTGGGCAATATGGCTATCACAACAACATGTTACATCATGCGGACTTGGAAGTAGTCAAAGATCGTTTTGACATATTGGATCGCGGAGCACCTTATGTGTTAGACTTGCCTGCACGTAGAGCAACTGATTTGGTAGAATGTGCTGGGCATGTGTATCCTCGACACATACAGGAAGAGTTATATGCACACGGACATAACCCTGTGCATGAGAATTTGATACACTATCGCTTGAGAAGTTACTACATGGATTCATTTTGTGATCTGGTAACAGAAAGTCGTTTTGCACAACCCACCGGCAACATATCAGAAAAAGTGTTTCAAAGCATACTGTATGCATCGCCGTTCTTGCTGATAGCACCTGTACACAGTTTACAGTACATGCGGGAAATGGGTTTTGAAACGTTTTCAGAATGGTGGCCTGAAAAGTACGATAATATAACAGATAATCCACAACGTCTATGTGAAGTGTTGCGTGTAGCACAAAGCATACGTAATCGTAGCATAGAAGATTTACGCATAATGTATCGAGAGATGAGTGAAGTGCTGAGACACAACTGGGAGGTATTGGTGCGAGATGTCACAGTAACAGGCAGAATAGCCACACGTCACAGTTATGATGTGGAAGAGGTTAGCAGAAGTTTTGCACCAGATCACGGTGATGCACACAAAATGCAAGACGTTAAAGTAAGCAAAAAAGGAATACGCAGTGAGTGAACAGTTATTGATAGCAGGATGTAGCAATGCCGCAGGATATGAGATATCAGGCATTGAAGACTGCAAACACAATCGTCGCAAGAGTTTTGGCAATCAACTTGCTAAAAAAATGGGGTTAGAGCCGGTAAACATCGCACTGGGCGCCAGTTCTAATCCTGCTATTGTGCGAAGTGTGAGAGAATGGATTAGTGAGAATGGTAAACCTGCTCGTGTGTTGGTTGCTTTCACAGAATTAACCAGATTAGATGTGCCAAGCCCTTATAAAGTGTGGTATGGGGAGATGAATCCTGCTGTTACATGGTATAATGGCTATATGGACAACTTCTTACAGGTTAATTCAGGTTGGGAAGGTGCTAACGACGAAGAGAAGCACATTATTAAATATTGGCACGATTATCAAGTCAGACAAGAGAAGATGATGTGGTTACAAACAATCTCATTACAGTGGGGTTTACAGAGTTATTTGAAAATGGAAAACATACCCTACACGTTCTGTAACACCATGTACATGTATCCTAACAGCAACCATGAAGGCTTTAATCACTATTGTTCACAGGATTATGCACACATAGATGAGAGCAACTATCTTTATCCTAGAAATAATTCAAAATGTTTTTATTGGTACTACAAGAACCTGGGTCATGAGAACCCTCTGGCAAAGTATTGGCATCATGCAGAAGAACCACATGCACTGTATGCTGATGTGTTATATGATTTTATTCAAAATGGTGCTAGGGCTGACCTGCTTCCATAGCCACACATAGTTTTCGATTTCTGCACCTGATTCTATTCCCCATTTTTCATTTAATTCTGTGGTAATACAGTTTACTCTGGGCATCTCCCAGTCTCTCCATGAGATAATTTCTTGTAATTGGTCTGCTGAATAGCCTTTTGCAATAAATTCATCTTGCCAATTATGTATTAATTGTTTTACTGAATCAGTGATGGGTATACCTGTGCTTTCTGCGTATTTAAGGTGGCTTACGGGGCATGGATGTGGATCACGCACAGCATAGTCATCTAGTTCGCCGTTGTTCCACATTGATTTCTTGTCTATGTCAAATAAATTGTGTTTATTTTTTGTATAATAACTTCTATACCACATGGCAATTTCAGGATTAAGATCAAAATGCTGTACATCACGTTCTAGCAGTGGTTCTCGGATATGTCCTTGGAAAGCAGGCTGATATGCACGATCAATTGAACGCATAGTGGTCCAGTTGTTCATGATGTCTGTTTCCATTTGCCATTCGTGCTTGATCCATTGCTGTATGTGTTCAGGTTTATCGTTGCCAAATATACTGCCACGCATCTCCCATTGCATTACATTTCGCTCTAACTGGCAGTCCCAATAGGTTTCTAAACGGTCTATTCTGTGCAAACTGGTCCACAATATCATTATGCGATCTGCTTCTGTGAAGTTGAACACACTGTCTGCAATGTTTATGTTGGTTGCTATGCCTGAATTGCTGACACCACACATGCCAAAGTTCCAGCATTGGTTGCCACGTTCTCTTTCTGATAATTGTATGATATCTGCCCATGTGGGCCACATGTATTGTGTGTATGAACAACCAAATATAAAGGTTCTAGACATAATACATCATGCCCTTTTTGCGAAACACAGGCATTTGTGAACAGTCTGGGTAATCTTGCCAACTCCATTGCTTGGTAGCACGTTTATGACTGCTGGGCAGTCTTTCCATGCCCATTACAGCAGTTTCGGGTGTCATGTAATAGTGATAACCCATTGTGCTGATGCGTTGATCACCCCAATATGTATCACTGTTCTGATCTCTGCCGTCATATGCCATTGCTTTGAGATCACTGTATTCTTTTTCTGTGCCACACAATATAGCACCACCTCTGCCTAAGTTGAGAGGCTTTTTGAATTGAAAACTCAAACACTGTAGACTTAAATCAATGTAACCGCCTTTTTTCCAGTATACAGCACTGTCAATGATACCTGAGGTGCCAATTTCATAAAAACTAAACCACTCTTCGTCGGTCCAATCCCAAGGTAAGTCTACTTTTTCCAATGTCATGGGAATACTGATATAAGTGTGTTTAGGCACAGTGTGAATGCTTGTAGCACGTTTATAACGCAAACACAGCTCTATAGCATGGGTACAACAATCAGTTGCTACAGCAAAAGGAGCACCCCACCAGTCTGCAAGTTGTTTTTCGAATTCATTTACAGCGGAAAAACTCATGATTTTCTTTTGACCTTTAATAAATAGTTGATACAGTTATTTAACTGTTATTACACACAAAAGATAGAGTATATGGCTAAAAACAATATAATTTACGTAAATCCAGATGAAGCACCCTGGATCAAATATAAACAAGATATAATTGCAATACTTGCTAACATAGATCAAAGCAGTCATGTTATATGGATTGATGCTTATGAAGGATTGCGTTTCCCCAAAGATTCCGAAGTAGACAAAGTACATGAGATAGTTAAAATGTTAGGCGACAGAGACCTCATGTTGACTATTGTGAGCAGTATAGACAAACTCACAATTGATCAGCAGTGGAACGAAATGTCTCAGTTTGCTAAAATCATCAGTTGGCCCGAATACTTTTTATATGACAGTGCAATGAGATTCACTGCTAGAAAACTTGTACCAGAGTGCGAGGACTTCCCATATGAAGACTTAGAAATGGGTATCACTTATCCTTTTATTGTGTATAACGGTAAGCCTAGACCACATAGATGTCAATTGATGGATAATCTAGCAGAGCAAGGCTTCTTGGATAACAATGTTTATACATGGAATAAGAGTTCTGGCTATGAGTTTGAAAACTTCGATGACACAACAACGCCAATGCCACTGCCTAAACCAGACATAAACAACCCTCCAAAATGGTTAGCAGACTTCAAAAATCATCATTTAGGCACAGCAACAAGGGTTCATCCTAACTTGATTGACGACACCACATGGTATTCATATCAAGTACACCCAATTTACAGTCAAGCATTCTGTCAAGTAATAACAGAAACCACATTAGATCATCCTTGGATAACAGAAAAAACCATAGAGCCTATAATGGCACAAAAGCCTTTCCTCATACTAGGTGCGCCAGGCATACATAAAAAATTAACAGAAATGGGTTTTTATCTCTATGATGACATTTTTGATTACAGTTTTGACAGTGAACCAGATGCACAGAAACGCATAGAAGCCATTATGGACAATTTGAGAACACTGGAAGACAAGAATCTCAACGATCTATACAGAAAAGTAAGTCATGTGGCATGGAATAATTGCAACAAGTTTTTACAAATAGTCCGAGAACAGAGAAGTGTTCCTAAAGATATTTACAATTATCAAATGGATCATTACATACGATTAGTAGCACACACATCGGAAAAGGTTAAGGAACATGAGTACTTTCACGCACTATACCAACAATATATCTAACACTGTTCATATCTATCAATGGTATGATCAAGTAGAATTTGTTGATATTATCAAACGAATACAAAACGGTGAGTTCAACAACACTCATATAATTCACTGGGGTCCTGAAGAATGGACATTTGCCAGTTGTATCAATGAAGACAGTGTGTTGGAGTTGCGTGATGCATTAGAACAAGCACAGGCATTTATTACATTTGTTACTGGTGCTCACAGGAATGTATATGGTGCTGACGACATGGATAGGTTATCCATTAAATGGGAAGACACTGAGCCAACCATACATCAATTGGAATACTTTATAGCTCGTGTAGACGTAGTGTGTTGGCCTTCATATTTCATGTGGTTAACAGCACACAACTATCTAGAAGTCAGTAGGAATAATGAATTAAATGAATTTCAAGCCAGTGTAGCAAACGATATAGCAAACAACACTCCTACACATTTGTGGACCACAATGATAGGTGAATGCTGGTATCACAGACACAGAGCATTAGACATAATGGCAGAGCAAGGTGTTATGCCATTGGGTAAAGTAATACTGAACAACACAAAACAACAATATCCAAACTTTCAGCATTGGGACAAAAGCAACATGGTTCGCACTGCTGGTAACGGCACAGTAGATCAATATGGTGTTTGGCCACAGGAATACACAAATGGTTTAATAGATGTTGTTATGGAAAGCACTATCAGAGCACGTTTCAGCACAGAAAAAACGTGGCGTCCTGTGTTTTATGGTAAGCCTATGGTTATATTGGGTGCAAGAAATGCCAATGCCGCTTTCCAAGAGTTAATGGGTGGGTGGCCACTGGATCAATTTATCAACTTTGATTGGGATCAGTATAGACATTATGAGGACAGAGTCAAAGGACTTTGTGAACAACTACACGAATTTAATGAAAAACAATTTGTAGGCAAAGAAAGAGATTGCAAGTTTATGCTGAGAAACATGACAGACTCTGCTAAAAATCACATACAGAATGTTATTAAACAAAGAGGATTTATACCAGACTTTATTATGAAATATCCAGAATCTGGTTTGCCAGGACGTAAATTGATATTCAAAGACAAAGAGTACTCAGGTTATGCAGGGCAAATAGACTTTGTAACAGACTTTAGTTGGTATCGTAAGCAACAGATAGCAAATCAACAATCAGCAATCACTGGCGAAGACATCAACAGTCAAGGAGTACCATGGCTACTTTAGCATACTTTCCTGATCAGTTTCCTAAAATGCTGGACAAGATCAATGTAACCAAAGAGTTTATCAGCACAGACAGCAAAGAAGCATTTGAAGAAAACTATGACAGGTTACATTCATATTATAAAAATGCTGACATCAGTTATGTTAATAATAATCATGGTTTTCGCTCAAAGCCTTTTGAAAGTTATACCAAGAACTTTGGTTTAGCATTAGGTTGCAGTCACACATATGGTGTGGGTGTTAAAGCAGAAGACACATGGCATGCTGAGTTAGGTCGTTTGGTCAACAAAGACTTTGTTAACTTAGGCTGTGAAAGCCATGGCATATTAGCAGTTAGCCTTGTAGCAAAGGAATGGTGTAAGTATTTTGCAAAGCCTGACATAGTTGTAATTCAAATACCTGATATAAGTCGCAAGACCACATCAACTCTCCAACAAGGATACACAGACATTGAGGGAGTATCGCATGATACTTGGATAACCACAATGACAACTGAAGAACAACAGATATCAGAACACGATACAACACAAGAACTACATCTTGGAGATACAATCAACAGTTTAGTTGATCATTTTAATGCTTGGGGTATACCTGTTAGGTTGTGGAGTTACTTTGATGATCACAGTATTAATCGTTATGTGAAATATAATATACAAACTGTATCGCTTGATGAAATAGATATCAGTAATTTTTTAGCCAGAGACCTATCGCACCAAGGGCACATAACGCAGTTCAGAGCCGCTGGAGAATTAGCAGAGCATTGCTTTGAAACACAACAATTATATCAATTACCAGAATACAATGCAGGCACACTTACAGAAGAAAATCAAAAAGAATATACAAGAATGCTAAGATCCGGCAACCGGATTATTTATAATTAGGAATAATTACCAAATAAATATTAGCACAGGAGATGCCCAATGACTGAAGACGAAAAGAATTATAAGCACAAGCAACAGGACCTTACTGAGTTCAATGGCGATGGCAATCGCGGTATAGACGAGGATGGTGAGGAAGTTAAACCTATCACAGGGGAAGATGTTCCTTTATCAGACGAGGAAAAACTCAAGAAGAAAATAGAAGAATTGCGTAAACGCGATCCTTTCATATATAGGTAATACATGAAAGTACTTGGTATTAGTAGCCAGTTTCATGATGCTTCGATCAGTGTTATAGACAACGGTAATATTTTATTTGCAGGTCATGCAGAAAGATACAGCAGAATAAAGAACGATGCTTTCCTCAATCAGAATATAGTTTCTGAGGCATTAGGTTATGGGCGACCTGATGTCATAGCACTACATGAAAAGTCATGGGCAAAACGTGCTAGAAACATCTACGCAGGCAATTGGTCTGCACTAAAAGAATTAGACACCAAGCAGTGGATCAAAGAGTTCTATCCACAACTAGCAGGCATACCTATCAAAGAGTATTGGCATCATGAAACACATGCCGCCGCTGGTGTTATGACTAGCGAGTTTGACGAATGTGCTGTTATGGTTATAGATGCCATAGGCGAGTTTGACACAGCAACTATTTGGCATTGGCAAAACAATAAATTAAAGAAGAAGCACAGTGTTTGGTTTCCTAATTCAGTAGGATTGTTTTATAGTGCTATGACATCTCACGTAGGATTAAAGCCTATGGAAGATGAGTATATATTAATGGGTATGGCCGCTTATGGGCAAGCCGCATACACAGAAAGGTTAGAAAATAGATTGTTCAAAGGCAAGAATAGTCTCAAAACCAAACGCAATCTACAACGTGGATTAGAACAGAAAGTTACTAATAGGCATGTGCAAGAGAATAAAGATGAATGGGGTCATTACAGTTTAGACTATGACTTAGCCGCAAGTGCCCAAGCAGTAGTAGAGAATAAGATATTTGCTTATGCAGAGAAAGCAAAGAAGTTAACAGGTTCTAAGAACTTGGTATACATGGGTGGTGTAGCATTAAATTGTGTTGCAAACAGTAGACTGTTTGAATACTTTGATAAAGTACACATTATGCCTAACCCAGGTGATGCAGGTAGCAGTTTAGGAGCCGCCGCATTACATTATCACAAGCATACAGGTCGCAGACTAGAACGATTTACACCCTATTTAGGCACAGAGATTCCAGGTAAGTACCCTGTAGACAAAGCATTAAACAGTCTATTAAATGGCGAAATATTTGGTATTGCTAATGGTCGTGCAGAGTATGGACCTAGAGCATTAGGCAACAGAAGTTTATGTGCTGACCCACGTGGTGCAGAGATCAAAGACCGTATGAATGTAATCAAGAAGCGTCAAAAGTTTAGACCTTTTGCTCCTATGATTTTACAACATCATGCCAGAGATTATTTTGAAATGCCAGGAGACATGTTGAGTGCTCCTTACATGCAATACACTGCTAAATGCAAAAAGCCAGATGAGTTTCCTGCTATTGTACATGCTGATGGAACCAGCAGAGTACAAACAGTTAATCAACTCGATCACCCTGAGTTGTTTAGGTTGTTGAGTCGTTTTTATGATGCAACTGGGTGTCCAATGATTGTAAACACATCGTTGAATATCAAAGGACAACCTATAGTGAACACAGAACAAGAAGCAATTGACTTTTCTAAACACTATGGAGTACCAGTTCATTGCAGAGACGATTAAATGTCTGTTCAACTGCAACAAGAGTTTACCACTGTTTATCACATGGTATCAAATTATCGCAGTAGTCCGCGAGAATCAGAAATACTTTACAGCGACAGACCACTAGACATAGATCCTATACTGGATAAGTGGATAGTTCGTATAACAAAAGCATGTCAAACAAGTATACTAGGCACACTGAATATGGATGAGCTTGGTTCAGTTCCTAGGAATCCAGACTGTGACTTAAAACAACCACAAACATTTTGTGCATTGGTCAGAGAACCTGTAGAAAGACTTGCCAGTGTAATAAACCATGCTCACAGAGAAATAAAAACCATGTGGGGCCTAGGGCCAGTACCGCATGAATTCTTTTCACACTTTCATAAAGTTATTAATATTCATTCTGCACCTCAACATTGTTTAATACCTTTCCGCAAAAACAGTGAGCTATACAGAACAATACTGTCTAGGTGCGAAGAGCTAGGCGACTTCCATCATCAGTCTTTGCATGAACTTGTGGATTGGAAGTTTATTCTCAAGGACTTAAATGTAGTTGACAGTATACTTGCAGGACCCGATCATTATAAATTTTATAAAATGAAAACTGATAATGCTGTAAATAATTTTCTCTTAGAATGTGTAGGTATAGATCCTACAGTTCTTAAAGATGTGTATAGAAAAGATAACTGGTACGGCGATAGGACAACGTTTGTTGCTGAAGAAATACCTGACTTTGCACCATGGTGTGGTCAACAAACAATTTACAAAGAAGACACTATACTATGGAGGTTAGCAACATGAAGATGCAAGACGCATACTCTTATTTGGCTTGGGAACACAGACAACTGGAGTTTCCTGATCATGAAGATCCATATTGGGGTAACATATACCACAATGACGGCAACTTTATGGTGACATTTGCCAAAGGCGGTAGTACCAGTGCATCGAGAAATATTCCAGGTGAGTGGGCAGTGATGCCAGATAAGGATTATGAGGATTTAACACAACCACAGCATTTTCATATCTTTCTTAGAAATCCTTACCATAGACTCCGCAGTCAAATAGATCATTTTACTGCTAACATTCGCAGAGATTATGGGTACAGTGTTAGTAATGTTGCATTGTTTACACATTTACCAAGTGCAGTAGACTCTCACATACATCCTCAAATAGGACAAATACCTATTAGAAAAGAGTATATAGCAACTAAAAGGTTTGGTAAACGTAATTGGGTTATGAATGCTAGAGTACTCGACTTCATGGAATACATGGAATGGACTGACGATACGTTTTCATTTACCAAGTGGGGAGATGGTGATGATGTAGTGCAATTAATTCATGATCATTTAGGTATGCAAGAACGTGAAATAGTGAGGGCCAACGAGTCTACAAAGTATGAACATTTCCCAGAAGGCTTTCCTGCACAACATCAAACAAACACAGTGAATACAGTATGTGAACAATTATGCTCAGAAGATTTGAAGTTATGGAATTGGATCAGTGACTGAAGAAGAATTAGACACAGTACAAAAAATATTAGAGGGCAGATGTTTGGAATGCAGTGCTGTACTGCCAGAACACTCGGTTCATTGTAGCCTATATGAAGTAAATATAGTAAATAGAAAACTTAGAAACATTAAGCAATACATTACCGATCAACAGCAAAAGTTACATAATTTAGTTGAGACAGTTGCCAAAACACAAATGGAAAACGAACAACTTTTTAGCATGATTGAGGAAAGGATAGACAAATTAAAACACATACAGGAAACGAGAAGCAAAGATGTTTGACATTTATTACCTAGGTTCAAATGAAAAATTAAAAGAGGATTTGCCTGTTGCAAAGCAGGTAGAAAGTCTCGAAGATATTAATCCACGTACAAAAATGTTTTGGTTAGTAGAGCCTAGTATCGAAGTAACAGACTATGGCATCTTTGAATTCAGACCAAATGATTATGATCACAAGTATGAGCATGTATTCAAATGGGACAGAGGTAACTATGGTGGTCTTAGATTAATACCCAGCAAAAATCCAGAAGAAGAAACAAAACAAGTCAACAGAGTTGTATGTAAAAGAACATTTGAAGTGTTGCGTAAGAAAACACCTGGTAAGTATTTTGATCAGAACCCACATGCAAGTCATGTATGGTGTGTAGATCCTGAGTATGTATTAACAGATGATATTGATTGGGCACCAGGTAATTTTGAGCCTAACTTTATTCACAGTTTCCATTTGAAAGGTCAACTAGAACATTTGTATCCTGAGAGTGAGGGAGGTGTAAAATTATTCCCAAGAGATCACAAGAAAGCACACATGAAGTATCATGGCTTCTTGAACAATGTAGTTGACTATCCTGTATTATATGTAGAAGATGTAGACAACTACAGCCAACGTGATACGTTTAATGACGAGTACGTTTGGTTAATTGACAAAGAATACAGAGTAAATCCAGGTGATGTTGACTGGGTACCTAATCCTTTTGAACGTGATATGGTTCACAGTTTCCGTATGCCGTATCAATTAAACGAAAAGTATCCTATGGCAATGGGAGGCATACGTTTAGTACCAAAGCAATGGAAAAATGCACCTGTAAAGATACACAAAGATTGTCCTATAGAAGATGAGAACTATGATGTATTTTACACAAACAGAAAGTTTGATGCAGATACATTTGATCATTATGCTGAACGTGCCGGTACTGATTGGTTTTGGGTAGTTGATAGAACATATGACTTCAACGGTAAACTTTTATATGTACCTGCAGAACACGAGCAAGAATATATACATGTATTCAAATGGGGATTAGAAGATAGATATGATCCTGAAGTAACAGAACTGTGGGACGAACGTGTTGGTGGTATATATCTAGTCAATAAAAACTTTGATATCACACAACAGAAACTGCACACTGACATTGTGCCTGTGAGATATGATATCTTTTATGTGCCGCATGAAGATTTAACAAACTATGAGAAGTATGCACGTAAAAGTCACACAGATGCATTTTGGTTAGTGGATGAAGAGTATCAGTTAGTAGATAACTTTATCAAGTACGTTCCTGCTATATACGATCAACGTTACATAAACATATTCAAAGTACCTGGGCAGTTAAGCCACAAGTATCCGTTAGAGATTAAAAATGTAAGTGATAATCGCTGTGGTGGTGCCAAGTTAGTTCCTAAGCAGTATGATCCTAGCAGTGCAAAGTATCAAGGTAACTTGGGTAGCAGTGATATTGAGTTTGTGAGGTATGAAATTTTCTCTACAGAAAGTGAAGGTAGAGCTCGTACTAAACATGATTGGTTCTGGGTAGTTGATCCTGATGTTGTTGTATTAGACACATTTGATTTTGATTGGTTACCAGACATCAATGACTCGGGTAAAAATCACACGTGGCAAAAACTAAATCCTGTTACAAACAAGCAATATGATTACGGTGGAGTCATGTTATGCCCTAAAAATAAAACCAGTAAGGGCAGACCTAAATTTGTTATGGCACCTGCTAGTACGCAGAGAGAATATCCTGTATACCATTTGAAAACAAACAGAGGTCTTATTAGTCAATTGGAAGAGTTTGATGATAAAACACAAACAAAAATGTATTGGGTGCTGGACCCAGGTGTAGAACCTGCAGAGGACTTTAACTTTGATTACTACCCTACGCAATATGACATAGACAAAGTTCATGTATTCCAAAACGAAAAGCAAGAATACAGAGACGTTAGACTTGTTCCTAAGGATACATTTGAACCAGGTATTCACATGTATTCTGAAGAAGACTATCGCTATAACAGTTTTCAATACCTTAAAGAAATGCCTACAGTGGCAAGTAAGTTACCTACATATCCTGTTGTTGAATTTGAGAAGTTTAACGTTGCAGAGCTAGGTAAAATATTAGCATCACACAAGAACAACAGTGTGCCTTATGTTTGGACCGTAGATCCAGATGTAAAAGCAATTACCAAAGTGTTTAAGCAAACACTTAATCAAGAACAAACAACAAACTTCTCCGGCAAAGTTGTTGCTTACCAACGTGTAAACGATAAAGGAGAAGTTCTCAGTAACTCCGGTGTTAGACTATGGAGTACAGATTTTAATGTAGGTGGTATTACCACAGACCAATTACGTTTGAACGATGTTAAAAACTGTGAGTATATGGATGAACCAGGTTGTACACAGAAAACTATTCCTGTTTGGAACTTGGATATGTCAACAGATATTATTACACAGTTGGAAAACATTGCAGGAGAATGTAAAGCAGAAATGTTTTGGGCAGTTGATCCATTCACAGTGCTAGAACCTGGCTTTGAGTTTGATTACTACCCAACAAGGTGGGATATAAACACAGTTCATGTATTCCGTACTAATGCAGGAACATACAGAAATGTAAGACTATATCCTACACACTTATTCCATGGTGAACATGGATTTACAGCAGACGATGTAAGTTATAACAGTTTCCCTGATATTAAACTTATAGACCAAGTTGCCAGTGTACAAGAAAGTTGGTTGGTACACAAGTTCACTAAGTGGGAAGATGTAACTGTGGAAAAAATGCGTTCATTGTTGAACAGTTATAAAGAACAAGGACACAAATACATATGGAGTGTAGACCCGGATGTTCAAGCCAAGAGTACGGTTATGGGAGAACTATATAGTCCGGACGGCAACCCACAGTTATTTAATATGCCAATTGATCCAACCAAAGTACATGTATGGCAGTGTGTAGACAAAGAAGACAGCATTATTAACTATGCTGGATTGCGTTTATGGCCTACAAACTTTGATTTAGATGAAGTAACAACAGAACAATTAGTAACAAGTGATTGTGAATCACAACGTTACATAGAAGAACCAGGCAGTGTGTTAAACACTTATCCAGTATATCAAATCACTGACAGCGAAGCAATGGTTACGCAGTTAAATGACTTTGATGTTAAGACTGAAGCAGGCATGTATTGGGTGATAGATCCAGGTGTAGAAATCAATGAGGAAGAACTTCATTACTTGCCAAATCAGTGGGACAAATCAACTGTGCATGTGTTTGAAACCACAAACCAAAATCGCTATGTGCGACTATACCCCAAAGAGACATATCCAAACGACATGTCTGTAGAAGATATAGCGAACAACAGTTTTACACCTTTGAAAGTGCTAGACACTATCAATGTAAAACCAAGTCTATGGCCAGTGGAGAGATTTACAGATGTCACAGTTGGTGAGCTCAAAGAGATACTTGAAAAACACAAAAGCTCAGACTATGTTTGGGTTATTGATCCAGACGTAGAAGAAAAACGTGCATTAATTTACAGCAGTTATTCTCCTAAACTTGATAATCACGATCGTGTACATGTTTGGCAACGTGTTAACGAAGAGGATGGTAAAGTAGCCGGCTATGGTGGTCTAAGATTGTTCCCAACTAGTTTCAAGCCTACCAAACAGCTCACAGACGAAATGCTTCGTACCAGTGAGATTGAGAATCAATTGCTGTTAGAAGAAGTAGGTAGTACACAACGCATATTTGAAATGTGTGTTATTGATCCTGCACACGATTACATCAAGCAGGCAGAACAGTTTGATAAGAAGTGTACAAGCAGTATGTACTGGCTAATTGATCCGTTTACCAAACGATTCCCAGGCTGGAACTATAAGTTCTCACCAAACAAATGGGAAGAGAAAACAGTTCATGTGTTCCGTTCAGCACAAGATGAATACAGAAACGTTAGACTTGTACCTAAAGGAACCTTTGCAGGTAAGCATGGCTTAGGTATAAAAGAAGTAACAAACAACAGTTTTGCCAACTTAAAGCAAGTAGATATTGTAGCAAGTACAACAACAGCATTTCCTATTATTGATATGGCAACTGTTACAGACAGAGATGAGTTTGTCAAACAAATTAATGAACACAAAGAGCAAGGGCATTCGTTTGCTTGGACAACAGACACAGATGTTGATGTGTACACAGAAGTAATTGATGATAGTTTTATGCCACAATTGAACAACATAGACAAAGTTCACGTATGGCAAAGACTCAATCCGCATACACAAAAGACACACAGTTATGGTGGATTACGCCTGTGGCCTACTAACAAAGACTATGCTAGTTTAACAACAGATCAGATATTCTTAAACAAGATTCGTGGTCTACAGTATGTTAGAGAGCCGGGTAGCACGTATAAATCATATGATATTGTGTTCCTTTCCTACCACGAAACCTATGCTGAGAACGCATATAAGCGTCTACAAGCAAGGTTCCCTAATGCACTATGGGTAAGAGACATCGACGGAATATTCTCAGCACACCAAGAAGCCGCAAAGCAAGTAGGTACCTCAATGTTCTGGGTAGTTGATGCAGACAGCATGGTTGACGATGAGTTTGACTTCTCGTACATACCTGATGTGTACGACCAAGAAGTTGTACATGTATGGCTTGCACGTAATCCAATCACAGGCACTGAATATGGTTATGGTGGTATCAAGTTGTTTAACACCAAACAAGTATTAGATGCTACAAGTTGGGGACTAGACTTTACAACAGGACTTAGCAGTAGGTTCAAAGCAATGCCTGAAGTTGCAAGTACAACTAAATTTAACACAGACGAGTTCTCTACATGGCGTGGTGCATTCAGAGAGTGTGTTAAGTTAACAGTGAATGCAGATCAAGACAGCATACAAAGACTATCTCAATGGATGAACCCTGCTAAAGATGCTGAGTTCAAAGAAGCCGCAAGAGCAGGAGCCCAAGCAGGCACAGTGTATGCAAAAGAGAATATCAATAAGCCTGTAAGACTTGCTAAAATCAACGACTACGAATGGTTAGAGAACCGCTACAAAGAAGACAATGAGTAATGTCAATCTAGAATCATGGGACCAAGTAAGAGATTGGTGTGATGAATTAGGTTCTTTTAAGCCTAGTTATCTAGAGTTAGTTAATAGTCAACTGTACCCAAAAGACGCATTCAGTCTAGGACAAATGGCAAGCAAAATATGGTTAAAGAACTGTTTACAAGTGGTACCAATTGAATCTAACACCACATGGGCATTGTTAGGTTGTTGGATTGGTAGTTTGGTACCACTGCTTCACGATTCGTTTAGCATAGAAAGATTGTATGGGTTTGATGTAGATCCAGTTGCAGTTAGCAAAAGCGAAATATTCAATAGACGATATGTCGAAAATTCTTGGAAGTATAAAGGTGTCGTTGCTGATGTGTCGATGCTGTCCACAGATAATATGGAGTTTCAAACAGGTGGCGAACTGATAGAAGTTACACCAAACGTAGTTATCAATACCAGTTGTGAACACATGGATACAAGTTGGTTTGAAACTGCTAGTAACGAGCAACTAATAGTCATGCAAACCAACGACTCACCTGATTTTAATGGCCATATAAACACTTGTCAAAGCATAGATGATATGCAATCTAAGTACCCATTAAGCAATACACGTTACGTAGGCGCCTTAAAAACGCCTGTGTACACTCGTTTTATGCAAATAGGGTACAAGTAATAAATACAGTAGAGTAGACAGGAGGAACACACATGGACATCGCTCTATTAATCGGTCTAATGATCAAGCATTATATATTTGATTATTTTGTACAGACTCGATATCAATTCAAAGATAAACATATATACGGTGGCGACGGAGGAATGCTTCACGCAGGACTTCATGGCATAGGCAGTTTTATCGTATTATGGAGTGCAGGAGTAGGTATATGGCCTGCACTAGCAGTAGGTTTTTTACTTGATACGTTTTTACACTATCACGTAGACTACATCAAAAGCAGTAGTTTAGCAACGGCTAACCCACCACTAACACCAAATGATCATCAGTATTGGATAATGCATGGTATTGATCAAGGCGCACATTTTGCGACTTATGTATTGATGTGTTGGTTATTAGTCGCCTTCTAAAATATCTGTTAAGGACTTAACACTTTTAGATAGGATTTTTTTAGTAGCATCGAGGTCTATTACGACCTCGATTGTTTCTGGACTCTCGTCAATGTTGAGTTTAAGTGTATCAATATAGTCCCCGACATTTTTATAATTCAACCCACGGTCTGCATATAATCGAGGATCTATTTGATACTTCTTACCACTAGGTGTAGTAACGTAAACACCTTCTAAGAATTGAGCTGGTATGTTTTCTGGTTTGATATCATCAATTAATTTAGACATCTCATCAGTGTGGTCGCTCTTGCCTTTTCCTAGCAATACAACCTGTGGGGCAGACTTGCTCACCGGTGTTCTCCTTATAGTGTACTACACTTATTTAGCGATCTTTTTTGGTCTTCCTGGACCCCTTAATTTAGGGTCTAGTGCGTATGCTTCTTCTCTTTTTAAGTCTGCATCATGTAGCATACGATTACCGTCCTCTTCCATTAGTTCTGCTTGAGCAATTAAGCCTTTAGCAATATCACTTGGGTCTTGGTCAGCAACATCAGCAACAGGTGCTTCTGCTTGTACAACGTCTGCGGAACTTTCCATAAGTGGTTGTTCAGCAACTTGATTTGCAACAGCAGGGTCTCTTACATCTTTGATGTCTGCATCAATCTTGCGGATTTCAGCATTGACTTCACTCAATGGTACATTTTGACTGGGTGTAGGTGTAAGACTAACTTGACTTACTGGAACTTTAACTAATTTCTTAGTAAAGTGTAAATCATTTAATACTTGTTCACCTGTAGTATATTGACGTCTGCCTAATACATCAGAGATGTTTCTAGCACCCTGACCTTCGTTACTTGACACAATGCTCATAAGATCATCATGCTTTGTTTCTTCAAGTGCGTCACTAAGTACAATCAAACAATTTTCTGGTTCATTTGGAACTTCACGGAAGACTACAACACAAGGTTTGCCTCCATAAACTCCAACATGTTTCATAATATCTGCCATGATTATTCTCCTTCTGCAGGCGCTTCAGGCTCTCCCTCACCTTCTTCGGCTTCTGCGTTAGCGGCTTGTTGTTCTGCAACAAAGCCTAAAAATGCATTTAATTTGTCGAAAATGCTACCGACTTGTGTTAATTCAGCACCTCTAAATGCCCCACGTTGACTTGCTAGATCTACAATCTGTGCAAGTACTTGTAAGTCTTGTAATGAGATACTTTCAGGTGTAGCAACACCATCTTGTCCTTCTGCGGGTGCTTCAACCTGCTCTTCGACTTCTACTTGATTTTCTTCTGCCATTTTGTCTGCTCCTTAATAGTAAATGGTAAATTTATTTATAGTAGTATTTAATGATCTACTTTTATTGACCAGTGAATTTCTGGTTAATTATTATGTCTCTATGCCACGGATTGCTTGATTTAGTATTGTTAGCATTGTATCTAACCTTGAATGCATTAGAAAAACTACAATAGTAACTAAGTCTTACCCAACCTTCTTTGGGTGCTAACGGCTTATGTGTTTGTTTACCGTTGAACACTATTAGTTTGTTAAACTCGTATGGGATAAGTGTATCGTTAAGCACAAACCCTGCATCTTTTTCAGTCATGTAAGGATTCAACATCAATACACAACTCACATAATACATGTCATCTGTAGTATCTATGATGTCCTGATGTTCACAAAAGTCATCGCCTGATAGTAATGCATTGAGATATGCATCGTGAAAATCGTTTGCTTTAACTTTTGGTTCTACTGGTTTGATGTAAGGTTCTATCCATTCATCTATACCAAACATCTCAATAGAACGTTTTAAGTCCCATCCAGTATTCTGTAAAAAACTTGTACCGTGTTGTTCTCTATCAACACTGTTATATGCAAATGTAGCCTGTTCTACGTAAAACTTTTTCCATTGTTTAATTTGTGTTTCACTAAGAACATTGTTGTATACTTTATAGTTATTTGCCATTGCTTAGTTTTATTTGTGCTATTTTTGCTATCAAATTTTCCCTGTCCATTACTTCTAAGAAATAAAACTTATGCTGATAGTAAGGCGACTTTTTAACATACCAAATGCCTGTGGCAGTCTCTTCTACAAACTGTTCTAGCTCTTCAAAAGTTTCATTGTCACAACTAATTACCACGCCATTCTTAATCATAGTAACTAATTCTGGCGATCCTTTGAGGAGTTCTAAGTCTAACTCTCCTAGTTTATTAAATGTAACATAGACTTCATTCATGTCCGTGCCACTCTACAGGCAATCCAAATACAGCACCTAGCACATAAAAAAGAGGTCCTATAATTAATAGGTCTGTAACAAAATGCAATATAAAACTCATAGCAAAGATTTCTTTCCAGTGTACTTTACAGATCTGTAACCATTCAGCAAGTCGCTTCATTACAGTTTCTCTCCTAGTTCAAAACCTCTAAAGGTCTTAAACCTTGGGAACCTAAGGCTCCAAGTATCTTCTGCGTCCTGGCTTTGCGTTGCCGCATCAGCTCTAATCTCAACTAACTGTCCAATAACACTATCTTGGTTAGCCCAAATTTGCTCTCTGTTCTCATCAGTAAGTCCACTACCAACGTTGAGATGGAAGAACTTACCGTCGTCCTCACCTTCTACAACAAGAGCACCAAGCCCACCTTCATTCTTGCCTGTGCCTTCTTCTAGTGCTACAACGTTCAGTGTAACTTCTATAAAAGGTTTGATCTTTAACCAAGCATGTGAACGTTTACACTTGTAGCCTTCGTGTATAGGCTTGATCATTAAGCCTTCATAGCCTTCTTCTAAGGCTTGTTTGTTCATGTTCTTGAATGCAAGTTGTCCTGCTTCGCTGTCTAAGTCTAATTTAACAGCCTGTACAAGTTGTAGCCTTACATTAAAGAAAGGTTGGTAACTGATTAATCTCTCACGTCTGTGAAATGCGTTTAACTCTGTACCACCAGCATTGAACTCTTCTATTGTGAGCAAGTCAAACACTGCTAGATATGAATCTTCTGTTTGAGCACCTTCTTTTCTGTGTACCTGCTTCATGAGTGTTTGGAAATCATCACTCATTACTTCACCATCAAACACCAAGCCTTCAAACTCTGGCTTACTGAGTGCTTCATTGATGTGAGGGAAGTTTGCTAGTAACTTACCATTACGTGAATAAAGAGTAGCATCGCCATTTTTAACGATTGCAATAACTCTAACACCATCATACTTATATTCGACAAAGCATTCTCCTGTAATTTTCTTAGGGTGTTTTGCACCATCATGTGCTAACATACAACCAAACACAGGAACAGTATCTTTCTTTACACCGTTCACTGTTTTAACACTTACGCCGCAACGTAGGTCTTTGATTAGGATACGTCTGTACCAGTCGTTCCATTCTTCTTGTGTAGCCTTAGCCATTGCAACAAGGATAGCATCTCTGGCCGCATGTCCTGTGAGGTCTCTGGCAATCAATGCATCAGCCATGTCATAGAAATCCTCAGGCAAAAGTCCTTCGCCAGTGGGGTCTTTCTTAACAGGAACTTGTTGAACACCAAATGTCACAAGTGGGTCGAGTGCATACTGAAGGCCTGTCTTAAACAAGCCATCATCAATATGATCTGCAACAACAGATTCTTTGAACAGTCTGCTGTTATCTGATTCTAATTTTTGTATTATTTCCCAAGGTTGCATATATCTACTCCTAACTAACTATACACATATTATAGCAAAAATTGTAGATTTGTCAATCTCCTGACAGTGCCATCTGCACCTTTGCATCGTCAATGTCCTTTTGATCAATGAGCAATACCTTACCAATCTCATGGACTTCAGTTAAGACTTCCTTTTCCGTGGTCCAACTCGTAGAACCTAAATAGCAATGCTCTGTAACTTTTTCTAACATGCTAACAGGCACAATCAATTTGCCATAGCCTTCTAAAACAGCATACTTCTTACTCATTATTAATCCTCTCTTGTGTATGGAACAGTGATACCAAACGGTGCTACAGGAGGCTCGCCATAGCCGCCACCATGTACAACAAACAGTGTGTCACAGTAGGACTCGTCGCCCCAACTACTCCAAGGGTAACCATCTGTGAACATAATAAACTTCTTAGGCACAATGCCTTCGTCTTTCAAGTAGTTGAAACAGCAATCAAACTCAGTACCGCCACCACCAGCAAGTTCATACTCCATGAACTCTTCCATAGTGTTTTGTGTGAAACTCTGCGGATTGTGTACTTCAGTGTCAAAGCAGAACAAGTGTATCTTGAAGTCTGTGTACTGATCCATAACACCTTTTACTTCTGAAAGGAAGTCACGTGCCATCTCGTCCATAATAGAACCTGACATGTCTAATGCAATAGCAACATCAATTGTTGTTTCACGATCCATACCAGGTAACCAAATGCCTGCGTCCATACCCTTACGTGAAGGGACACCAAATGTGTAATCACTTTTGATAACACTTTGGATTTGCATTGCAAGTAGTTCACGCCAGTCTAACTGAGGATTCAACAAGTCTTTCAGCATTCGCTTAACACCTGCAGGCAAGTTACCTGCACCTGCAACCTTAGCGGCATTCACCACAGCATTTTGCATTTCGTTCTTGATAGTCTCCATCTCGTCATCGCTGTATTGAATAGGACCTTCTGAACCATCGTTGTTACCTTCACCTGGTGCATCATTGCCTTCGCCACCATTTTGGTCCATGCCGTCCATGTGCATATCAAGTGTACCAACCTCAATAACACGACCTTCTTCTTCAGCCTGACGGAACAGTTCGTCATACACTTCCATCCAGTGCATTCCACGATACTTCCAATCATGACATATTTGAACTAACTTGATCTGTTCACCAACACCAGCATCAATAAGGTCTGCGTTAATAACATAGTCCTGTGCAATGTTACAAAGTCTACGATCTCTATTACCAATCATGTCCTTGTTCATGTGATCATATACACAATGGAGAACTTCATGACCAAAACCAAACACTACTTCTTCGTCGCTAAGTGCGGCAACAAAGTTACGGTTGTAATAAAAGTTTCTACCGTCAGTAGCCAATGTGGGACACCAAGCAGTGGCGTCAACAAAGTGTAACCTAGTTGCTAGGTTACCAAAAAAGGGCTGGTTAATCAGCATTTTAATACGAGAGCCGATCAGTGTGTCTTCGATTTGTGCAGAAGTCTTTGTAGTTTCTGGTATGATTACATCTGCTACTTCGGATGCCGCTTTTTTAATATCTTTGCTCATGAAGTTCTCCTAACTAATACAACTATTATAGCAAATAATGCCTGTTTGTCAACCTATTTATTAAAGGGTGACCCCTCCGAAGAGGGGTCGATTAGCACTGAGACAGTTAGGTAGGAGGAGTAGTAGGTGCCCAGTGCTAAAACTGATTAATCTACAATGTACTTGGTGTATCTCTCAGAGAACACTTTGTACACATCCTTGTCTAGATCTGTTCGGATATTGAACTTAATCTTGTAGTCTGTCATGATTGTCTTGAACAATAAGATAACCATTTCAGGCTCAAAGTTATCGTATGCAAACCTTACAGCATTGTTAAAGGCAGTCTGGAACTCCTTACCACCTTTGTTTTCTTTGTGCAATTCTGCAATCTCGTAGGTGAGACCGACAACTAAGGAATACTTGGCAGAGATTTCTCTGGAAATATCCTCATTAAGTTTCTTGACTTTACCATCCATAATGTCGGATGGGTGGGGTAGTTTACCTGAGATACGTCTGTGCTCAATAAACTTACCAGCCATTCCCTCACCAACTGCACCTGCAATCTCAGCCTTTTGCTCTGAGATAGATGCCTCGTCGAATGAAGAAACGTTCAACATCTCACTTACATAACTCCATGAACGAGGAGTAGCAAATGCCTGTGAACTTGTTTTAGGATCAAAGTCAAAAAGATCCTGCTTGGCATATGAAAGGTAACCAACTACATCCTGGTGGATGCTATTGTTAAGTGCCCACTTCTGCCAATCACCAAAGTCAACTGCCATATTAATATGACGGAACCTGTTAGCCAACGGTGCTGGCATACGGTATGTAACACCTCTGTCTGTCTCACGGTTACCTGCCGCAATAATGAGAGTGTTACTTGGCAACTCATATTGACCAACTCGGCCGTTTAGGATAAGTTGGTAAGCCGCCGCCTGTACACTTGGTGGTGCAGAGTTGAGCTCGTCTAAGAACAATACAACATTATCGTATTGTGCCGCAAATTCTTGCGTAGGCAAGTCTGCTGGAGGAGCCCACTCCATGGTATTTGTTTCTGGGTTACGGAAAGGATAGCCACGCAAATCAGTTGGCTCCATAAGTGCCAAACGCATGTCTATCATTGTGGAATTACCGAGAGACTCAGTAATTTGCTCAATAAGTTCTGATTTACCAATACCAGGTGCTCCCCACAAAAAGACAGGTCTTTTTGCTTCAAACGCTCTGTTTACAATATTAGTAACTGAACTGGGTTTTACTTGTAGGTCCATATCTTACTCCTATTTAATTTCCTAACTATGAATATAGTATAGCAAATCTTTGTATATTGTCAACCGTTTTGATGTTTTGTAAGTGCTTGATTTGATTAAAGAAATTAAATTAGTGTAAAAAAGTTCAAAAAAAGAGGGCGGAATGCCCTCTCTTTCTGTTCCAGAACTGGATTTAGACAGTGCCGTTTGCGATCGCTTTGTATCCAGCGGCAATAACTGCTCTTGAAGGAGTACCAAGACGATATACGTTTCTTGATCTTCCTTTAGTGTCAGTCACAACATTCAAATAGATTGGAAATCCTTTGAATCTTAGTGATTGGATCACTGCTTGTGGGTTACCAGTTCCAAAGAATGCTCTCATCTGTGCAGATGAAAGAGTTCTTCCTTCTTGTAGAGCGTTTAATACTTTTTGCTCTTTAGTTAAAGTAGTAGTTGTAGTCATATGACCTCCTAATTTTACCTTAGTTTAACAATATGCATAGGTTTATTCCTAAGCATGTTACACATTATACACGAGTTTTAGGTATTGTCAACCTTTTTTTTAGATGTAGTTTTCCCAACTAGGATGTTTGATATCAAACGGTAATTGCTTTCTTATGTTAGCCAACTCATAGTAAGTTGGTTTGTAAGGTTCGCGTCTTGGTTTGATTAGTTTGGAGCCCTTGGTGGTATTACATTTCATACAACTTGCCACAATGTTCTCCCAGCAAGTAGAGCCACCCATGCTCACAGGGTACACATGATCCATTGTAACGTTAGATAGTGCTACAGGCTTTGTGCAATACTGACACGTAAACTTATCCCTAAGTGTTACGTTATACTTGCTAAAACGAGGATACGTGCTTTTACGCACATAGTCTTTGACCATCATTACCGCAGGTACTTTTGTTTCCCAACTAGGAGATCGCACAACCCAATCGTCGTACCATTCTAATACCGCTACTCTATCTAACCACATATACTTAATTGCATCTTGCCAGCCCACAGCACTCAGTGGCAAGATACTAATAGGTGATGCATCTTTGTTAAGCATCAAGGTGTCCATTGTAACTCCTACACGTATCCTGAAAAGTCGTTGATGTCACTACCAGATAATCTAAACCAACTTGCATCATCTTCGCTGAAGAAAGTGACATATTTCTTACCTATATAATAAGGCCATTTCATGTTTTTGTCAAGTGCTATTAATGTGCTATGCTTAGTTTTTTTCATCTTTTTTGCTTTGTCTTGAAAGTTAATTTGGTATGAATACGACTGGAACGATTTTGCTAGTACTCTGTGTCCATAGTATGAAAGTAATAAACCAGTATGCTCACCATCTCGCATACGATAGTTTTTGAATAAGGTACGGAATAGTTCTTCATCGGTGTACTTCTTTTCACCGTGCAAGGAGGTAAGTGATTTTACTAGGTGGTCTTTTACTTCGTCTAAAATGTATGTATGCAAATTGTTCAGCATACAAGTATTTATTTTATATCAGACTCTTTGACTTCAACACCCTCTGTTAATTTAACAACTGTGAATGACTCTGACTTAAATATTTTGTTAAGTCTTTCTGCTAAATTAAATGCATGACCTGGATTACTGAATGATACCTTCTTGTACTTTGGTCCTGGATAATCTACAAGTGTGTTTAATGTTCTGAGATTGATTGGATGACCCTCGTGAAATACACTGTAGATTGCATCTGCACTGAGTACTTGTTCTGCTTTATAAGTATGTTTGTTAATTGCTTCTAACAAAATTGTTGGTTTTGGTCTGCTCATGTGTGTTGTCTCCGTACTATTATTTATCAAAAAATAGCAGTTAACACACGTTTTAATCCTTGTTAAATTGCATACCTAGTTGTACTTGAACAGCATCTTCTTGTTTTTCAAATGACAGATATGCATCTTGTTTTTCATACCATGATTCACTGTATACATCCATATCTGGATGAGGTTTGAAGTTCCAACCCCACCTTCCTGTAACCATATCATCTACTTTATACATGTCAGACAATAGAATAGCATTGTTATTCACGTACACACGATATGGAAATTCTACTCTGTATTCACCTTTGTGTTCTATAGTAGTTTTAGTAGAACGATCAGACAAGTGTACATCAACCTTTTGAGTTGGTTGAAAAATTCCCACCGTCAACCTCAAGTTTGCTACTGCCCTTGGCTTTAGGGTTGATAATAGCATAAGACAATGCCTTTTTTATAAATGCAATATCAAACTCTGCTGACACAATGTTCCTGTCTTCTAGTTGTTTGATCCTAAGTAGTAATTGCTGTAATTCATTCACCAACCTTTCTCCTTAATCTGTTTAATACTTTGAGACGTTGACGCATTTCATCTTCAGTCTTAAATGGACCTTCAAAGCCATACTTGGTCAATGTAGCCAATTTAGGACCATGTGCATGTTTCCAACCTTTTTCAAAGTTGATGCAGTAGAATCCTGCGGCATAGTAAACATCACTGCCTTCTATCTTTGTGTATAATGGGAGGGCTTCATCATAGTCAGGGTGATCTTTATCTAGTGCAAATGGCATTTCATAATCAACTTCATGTCCTCTGATAAAGAACTTTTCTGTTGTTTGTAATGGAGTTCCAATCTTCTCAGTGAACAGTGTAATGTTACCAAAGTGTGTTTTAACTTCGTCTTCGTCGTCAAACTTAATTAAGTCTCTGCCAGTAATGTAGGTATAATGTCCTTGTATATCTTGATTTAAGATACCTAATTTTTCTTCACCCTGGTGTACTAGCATGCTACATCTGAAATTTGTTGTAGCATAGTCTTACTCATCTCTCTTAATCCTAAGTCTTTGCTGTTCGTCCTTAGTGAGCCACCTTTGGTGATGGTTGTCCTCTTTAAGGAACCTGTTGCCGTGCTTGGCTGGTTCTGTAAATTGATCTTGAAACTCATTGTGTGCCTCCATATAGCTCTTTTTCTTTGTTACGTACTTTAATTTTCTTTCTCTGCTCACCCAGGGAGGTACGATGTCTTCCGGGGCACTGCTCGGTCTGGAATATACATGATCGTCTACACGCTCAAATATTTCAGCATACTTGGGCTGACCATTTTGTAGTATCCATAATGCTTTATCAGCATCACTCCATTCTACAACTTCACTGCTATCACTATTAGAATGGCTATCAATAACAGATTCGTCATTAATATCTCTATTGCTAGTATTGTGTGATACCATATCCACCTCGTTTTATATGCATTCTCCAAAGTTACTTCTGCTGGGTCAACATCGTCTTCCATGACGTCAATAACTTTAGTTTCCTTCTGTTCTGGTTCTGGTTCTTTCTCTGGAGGTACTACTCCCCAAAACTTAAAATTGTGATACCATCTTCCTAAATCCATTTTATTCCTATGTAATCTGTTTACTAAATATCTCTCCAAACTCTGTTGGTGCTTGACTAAGTCTTTGTAAGTTCCACTTGTTACAGAACTTCATAAAGTGTATACCAACGTTTGTTGTGGGCTCTGATTGCTTTGCTTCATTGACAATATTTATACATGCTTCTTTAATATCATCAGGTTGCTGTGTGAGATCAATAAGTGTGCGATTGCGTTCGTAATCATCTTTCACTCTATGCTCAACTTCTTCATGGTCGACCCATCGCTGTAACATGAAGTTGTTGTAGTTGAAACCGCCTCGCTCTTTATCTTCATATGCTTCTAGCATACCAGTCTTATTTTTACTGCCTTTCTTTCTAGCACCAGGGTATGCACTGAATACATTATCACTGCTATCACCCCTAACACATTTCTCAAACAGCAACCACTCTGGGTCGGGTAATTCTTTTTCTTTGCCTGTCTTTTTATCTACCACTCTTTCCATTGTTTTAGCATTAAGAAAGCCAGCAAGACTAACTATCTGATCCGTAGTGCCGTTGTACTGCGTTACATTAGGTGCTATGAGCTGATAAAAGTCACTGTCTGTGCTAACAATAACATGATTATCGTTGGGGTGTTGTTGTACCCATGTTGCAATAAGATCGTCTGCTTCTGCATTAGGAACACGTATTACACTACAGTTAGTCTTTTCTGCAAAGAAAGTAATCATATCATTATATGCTTCAAAGAATAACTCGTCGTCCTCAATCTCACGTGGACTACGTTTGTCAGCAGTAACTTTTCTGTTTGCTTTGTATGGAGGATAAAAGTCTTTACGCCAACTACGTCCTTCTAAACAGAATACAACATGATCAGCATTAAAGTCTTTCCAACACTTCTTAATGCTGTTGAACATGATGTGCATAGCCATACCTACACGCATGTCTATGTCCTTGCCACCACCAACGTGCTTGGCTCGCATAAACATATTCAAACTGTCTACAAGAATATAATTAGCCATTTTGTTTTTTCTCCATATATGAAATACATTGTGCTTCTGTTGGGAATGAACGTGACTCCACAATCCTGCCAGTGCTATCTGTTAAAATCACACGCCAACCACTGTTACCATCGTAGTTAACTTCATGATATGAATATGTGTTAGCCATGTGTAATATCTCCTTCGCCTATGATAATGATAGTAGAAAAAGCCATGCTAGGTGTATAAACTGTGCCTTCAGCAATACTGTGCATCTCTCCCATTGACATCATTGTATTACCATCTTTGTGTATTAGGCTACCCATTGCTTGTAGGGGCAACACAACACAATTACTAGTGAATGTAATGTTAGTGATAGTAGACATTACAATTTGTTTAACAGGTATGCCACCTACACTAGAACTATACACGTTAACACCTTCTGTAAGTGTCCTAGGTTTAGTAAGTGCTAGTTCAGCCCAAGTAATTTTAGTGTTCATATATCTCCTAGTATGTCATCAAATGGACTCTTCTTTAAGTCCTCAACTCTACGTTCTTCAAAGTTCCTGCTAACATCATATTTAAGATGTTGTCTAAAGTTCTCAAGTATATATGATACTTCTTTAGTATCCATATCCTCAATGGCTTCTGTGACTACTGCATCTAGTTTTTGTACTAGAACTGCTAGTTTAGTCTTCGCCTTCTGATCTAGTGTCTGTTGTCCTGATGACATCGTCTCTCTGTCCTGTTTGCATACCATAGTCATGGTCTGCTTGTTCTTGTAATAAAACTGTTCTACAAACAGCATTGAACCATTTGTTTACAACGTCCTCATCGCTTGTACCTTGCATACCTTTTTCTTGTAGCATTGCAACAAATGCATCGTTCCAATCTAATTCAAAGTATCCTTGTACTACATTGTCAGGATCAACACCCATCCTAATAACATTCACGTAAGGTTCGCCTAACTTGTCTGCTTCAAGCCTTTCATACTTGCTTTCAATTTTGTTTAATTCAAATTGCAATTCGTCGCCATCAAGGGTGTATTCTGCTTCTGCAACTTCTCTGTCTTTGCCTTTCTTACCCCAACTCTTGGGCGACATATGAAAGGGTAGTAATTTCTTTGCCATGGGTTCTCCTAGTCTTAATATATATTATACAGTTTTTCTGGCTAATGTCAACCATAAAATGCCTTTCTTTTCTCCCAACTCATTCTACCTACACACTGATACCAAAATTCAAAGGTGTCTGTTTTTTGTAAAGACTGTCCGTTATTGTCCTCTCCTCTTATACCGGCTTGCCATTTATCAAACCAATAACGTGCTTGTTCACGGTTGCCTTTGCTTTTGTGGTATCTGGCATTCATTTGATATTTAGTAAAAAGGTCTTTGTCTCTTTCATATTTAACAGCATCCGCCTCTTTTTGTACACGACGTTCTAATTCTTTATCATCATGTCTGCCTACCCACTTACCATCTTTGTAATTTGGATTGGCTTCACCACCTAAGCATCCACCATGCTCTGGTAGTACATTTGAGTACAAGTCACTTTCTACAATGTTCTTTTCTTTGCTGTATGCTTCACAAAAGTCTGTGAGTTCTTGTTGTAAAGTGGTCTTAAATAAAATTTCAGTAGAATGATCGTTACCGTGTTCTTCTAAATGTTCTAGCCATCTAGGACCTGAGCCATCATAATTGTCTGTGTCTCTGGTACTGATGCCAACATATTTTTGACCTGTTTTATTATGTGTCTTTTCGTATACAACTGTTTCTTTAATTGTTTGCATTGTTTTCTCTCTCAATCAATTCCAATACATAACTCAGTTCGCCTACACATTTATCTATGACCATGTGAGCAACTTCGTTGTTGTTCTTTTTACGTTCTTCACACAACATGTCAATCCTCACTCTCAAATATCTTTCAACTTTTGACTTGGACTTTCGCATCCTTTTTATTGTCCCATATAAAAAACTGCATTGTGATTCTATTGTGTTGGTTTACTGTGGTAACCTCATGCTCTATACCGCTGTTATAACTCCACACGGCACAGTTCCATTTTGGTATCACAGAGTATGACACTTTTTCTACTTCCGGGTCATACCAAACAAACTGTCCGCCATTAGAAGTGTCATACTCTTTGTTCATGAACACCGTCATACTGCCTATACAAGTGTCTGTGTGTTTTGGTATGCTACAATTTGGCAACAATTTTTGTATTGCTACATCGCAATTACGTATTCGGTTGTCTTGGTGGAAAGGTGAAGTTGGTGTAGAGTACAAATACTCTATGAGTTCATAACGTTCTTGTGTTGTTAGGTTGCTTGTAAAACATTCGGGCAGTGTTTTATTCTTTGTTGCACTGTCTGCCCAAATGTCGTGGCTATTGAGATCGCTATCAAGTATTTGAAAATACTTATTGTAAAAGCGATTTAGTATTGTTTCATCAAATACATTCTCAATATATCTAAACATTACTTGCCTATAGCATTGCCGTATATATGAACGTGGACCCTGCTGGAGTAATAATATCCTCTGGCGATGGCCTCATCGGCAATGTCTGCTTCAGTGACCTTGAGTCCTTCCAAGGTGCCACCGACCCCCATAATCCAAACAGGGTAATCGCAACCAGCATCACGAAATGCTTTTGTGTTCTCTTCGACTTCACGCCAACTCTCCTCACTTCCGTTTACTACAAACTTTAACTGACCGTGTGGTGTACACTTTGCATACTTAGCAACAAACTCAGGCTTAATAGCACGTTTATGCTTTTCTCCAGCAGTACTCCATAACTTAGGACTCAACGACCAAAACCATTCTCTGCCAGTTACATCTGTGAAGTTGTTTTGTATGTAGTAAAACAAATCATCACTTAGTTCACGTGTACCATTTGTTTCAACTGTGACATTGTTAGGGAAGTTATCACGCTCTTTGAATTCATTTAGTACGCCAATGATACCAGGTTGTGTAGGATGGAGTAATGGCTCACCACCAGTAAACACCATGTGTACCCATTGTTTGGTAACAGGGTTCTGGAACTTGCCATGTGGCAGTAGTTCTGTGAGCTCATCAACTCCTTCTTTGATACTTCTGTTAGTAATAAGATGCCTGTACTTTCTACTCCATGTGTACGAACTATCACAGCCTTTATCGAACACAGGAAGATCACGTACATCTGTTATATCAGATATATCAATCTCCTCAAATGGCAATTCATATGTATCAGGATTAGTAGGATCTGCTTGTCCAAAGCCATTACATTGTAAGTTACACAAAAAGAATCGCATCCACAAACTGGGTATGCCTATGTACTGGCCTTCACCTTGTGCTGAGTAAAATGTCTCAGAATATTTAATAGGTACGTTGCTCAATGTCTTACCTCATCTCTGCTTCTTTCTAATTCAATACTGTAAATCATTTCTTCAGCATTCTCTGGTGTTACTTTTTTGTAACTGCTTTCAAATGCTAACAGTATTGCTTCATGCAATACACTTGCTTCGTAGTCCTTGGTATCGTTTTTGATATCAGTCATAGATTGTATCAATAGTTCACCTAGTCCCCAACCATAAAGGTATGATAGGTCTGATTCATTAGGTTGATAATCCTTACCAAATGATATACAACTCAGCATCATCCAGTCACTGATACCTGTTGTCTCAACATCAAGTATACCAGTCTCATTCATCTCTGTCTTGAACTTGATAAAATCATTCTCAGTGGGTTCACGCACATCACACCAGCAACTGATAGCATCAAATACTTCGCTCTCATGAACACTGTATCTTGACATTACATTATCAATGTCTCTGTGATGAACTACATGATTAATAATTTCATTGATAGGAACGCAATTACGATCAATCACTAATATGTTTCTTGGTCCTCTAGCACTAATCGACATTATCTATCACACGCATATGATT